TGTTGAAAAGGACGTAAAAGCCAACGAGGCTCCGGCGTCGAAGAAAACCACGAAGAAAAAGGCCGCTGACAAATGATGTACGGCGGCGTGGACGTGTTCGGAATTATCGCGGGTGCGTCCAACATCCGCACCGGGGATAATCCCCCATACACGTCAGAGGACTTTCTCGCGGCTTATCCGCAGTTTGGAAAAGTCGACGAGACAACAGGGCAGCCCATTATTCCGGCAGTAATGCTGGAAGCATGGGTAAATATGGCCAATGCAAGTTTATCAAAGGCACGTTACCACGATGCCTGGGAACTCTGCATGGGCCTTTTTATTGCCCATTTTTTAACGCTGTATCTGCAGAGCGCAGCCAGCCCAGACGACCCCACGCAAAAAATCATCAATGCCGGACTTGCAAAAGGCATGGTAGCCAGCAAGTCGGCAGGTGACCTGTCTGTAAGCTATGATTTTTCAATCATTCAAGGGCAGGAATTTGCAGGCTGGGGAACGTACAAGCTGACCGCATTTGGGCAGCAGTTTGTCACGCTCGCAAGAGTGTACTCGATGGGAGGCATGGTGGTATGGTAAGCCCCATAGTTAACGTTGTAAAAAGCGTCAACCTGGGGAGCCTGACCGATGCCGTCGGCGCCTTGGCAAAGAAGGAAGTGCTGGTGGGTATTCCCGCTGAACATTCCTCAAGGCAAACACCCAGCGACGACAACATCAACAATGCGGAACTTCTCTATATTCAAAGTCATGGCGTCCGAAAAGCAGAAATGCGAGCGGAAATGCAAAAGCACATTGATGCAGGGAAGAAATACAGCGAGGCACACAGCCTGTATATTCAAAGCCATGGCTCACCGTTATGGCACATTCCACCACGGCCTGTTTTAGAGCCATCAATCGAGGCAAGCAAGGAACCTATAGCAAAACAGCTCCAAGGGGCCACTGTGGCCGCGATAGACGGAAATCAGCAGGAAGTAGACAATGCCCTACACAAGGCAGGAATGGTAGCCGAGAACGCAGCCAAGGCATGGTTTGAGAATCCACAAAACGGATGGCCGCCGAACTCACCAAAGACAATCGCCAAGAAGGGCTCAGATAGTCCTTTGATTGATACGGGCGAAATGCGGAAGGCCATAACCCACGTTGTAAGGGAGCGAGGTGAGGGAGATTGAGCGTAATCAACCTGGAAGAATTGACATTCGATCCAGACTTCTGCACGACCTTTGTAGTGGAGAAGCACGTCGTAACATGGGTCGAAGGCGAACCGGTAGATGCGGGAGTAACGTCAACAAAGGTAACAGGTATCGCGGCTCCTTCCTCTCCCAAGGACGTGGAAATGCTCGACTTGGCAGACCACAAGCACGGCACCAAAACCTTCTACACCAACGAAGTAGAGCTGTGTATCACCGATACAGAGAACACGAGCGACACAATCGTATGGCGGGGAGGCCGGTACAAGCTCCTGCACGTTTTCGACTACTCGGACAATGGGTACTGGAAAGCCATAGGAGATTGGCAGGAGGAGGTGACCGGCGATGGCCAGCCTTGATGATGTAAAATCTGTTTTTTGGAATATGACAGCCCAAACACTCAAAGGTAAAATCGATGAAAAAATGACTGAGCACCCCGAACGCTGGATACGCAAGATGTATCCGAAGAACGGCGCCCCGGATTGGAAAGTAGACGACAATATCGTTTTCTTGAACCTTGACCAACGGGACGACGACTATGCAAAGCAGAGGGACAGCATTTATAAGTCGGAGCAGGGCACCATCATGCGGCACGCCATGCGCACCCGCGTGTGGGATTTGACATTCAATGCCTACGGCCCAAAAGCCTATGACATTTTAGCAGCCATGCAGGACGGTGTATTTTTACCCGAAATAAAGGCATACCTGGCAAAGCATGAAGTGTATCTGGTGCCGCTGATGCAACAGCCCATCCAGAGCAACGAAATCTTTGCAGGGCAATGGTGGGAGCGGTGGAACTTGACTCTCACATTTAACGAACAATATGTGTCGCTCGAAGACGTCGGCAGGATTGAAACTGTCCGGATTCGGGCCGAGGCACAACGATAAAGGAGGATAAACAAATGGCACTTAAAAATGAATTGCCGCTGAATCCGGTGGTCAATATCATCGTCAATTTGTCGACGATTTCCGCACCGCGCAAAGCATTCGACACGGCTTGCTTGATTGGCGATGTTGGCAACGTTGCCGATTTTGACAATGCCCGTATCGTGACCTATGACAGCGTAGATTCTATGCTGTCCGCAGGCTTTGCGACTACGAGCCGCATTGTCAAAGCCGCACAGCTTATCTTCGGGCAGGCCAAGACCCCGAAACAGGTCATGATCGGCAAGACCGGCACGGTTAACACGGCAGGAAAGAATACGTACACGGTAGCTACCAACGCGGTAGCCGATGATACGGTAACCTTCAACGGTGTAACGCTTACGGCAGGTGCTGTTAATGGCTTTGCTGTAGGTACTACGGAGACTGAAACCGCGACCAACATCGCGGCCGCATTTGCCGCGAATGCGACTATTAACGCCACGTACAACGTGACGGTGGATGGCGCAGACATTGTCGTAACGGAAAAGACCGCTGGCGGCGGCAACACTCCCGGCGCAATGACTACCACAGGCACGCTTGTTATCACGGCAGGTACCGCAACGCCGAGCGCAACTCGCGCAGAAACCCCGGTAGAAACCTACACGGCCTGCCGCCAGGCAGATGGCGAATGGTATGTGGGCTTGATTTGTGCAGACCTCACCGACGAGCAGATTCTCGAAGTAGCCGCATACAACGAGAGCTGCACGCCTGATTCCGTTTTCGCATTTACGACGAGTGAAGAAGCCGTAACGGACCCGCAGGATGGCGGCATCTTCAGCCAGCTCCAGCTGCTCAATTATCGCCGTACCATCGGCCAGTATTCCACTGCACACCCGGACGCCATCGCGGCCATCATTGGCTGGGCAATGGGCGCTATGACCGGCACCGCCAACAGCGCATACACACTTGCATACAAGACAGAAACTGGCGTACAGGCTGAAAACGCTGTCCAGAACTTCACGACCAACAAGGTCAATGCGGTAAAGAGCTTCAACGGTAATGTGTACATCAACCGCGGATCCTATTACAACATCTTCGAAGAAGGCAAGGTGTTCGACGGCAGCTGGTTCGATGAAATCATCTACTTGGACAAATTCAAAAACGACTGCCAGCTGTCCATCATGGATTTGCTTGTGCAGAACAACAAGCTGCCGCAGACGGAATCGGGGATGGGCCGTATTAAAAACGCCATCAAGACGGAATGCGAGAGCCTTAACAACATCGGCTTTATTGCCGCTGGTGTGTGGAAGGCCAATGATATGCTCGACCTGAAATATGGCGATACGCTCCCGCGGGGCTATCTCATTCAGAGCGAGCCTATCAATGACCAGTCGCAGGCTGACCGCGATGCACGCATTGCACCGCCTATCTATGTCAGCTTGAAGCTCGCAGGCGCAATCCACCATGTAACCGTTCAGGTTGACGTGAACCGCTAAGGAAGGAGGATATAAGCAATGCCTAATTTCAGCACTTACAGCTTCACCGATGTGGTAGCGACGATTTCCCATCCGAACTACGGCTCGTATTCGATTCAGGGCGAAGGCATCGGTGACCTTACGATTTCCAAGACCACAGACCGCTCTGTGCATGATGTTGCCAGCGACGGCTCCATCATGACGTCCAAGATTGCCGGCAATAATGGTACGGTAACCATTAACGCACAGCAGACCTCCAGTCTGCACGAATTCCTGCAGGGCATGTTCAACTACCTGTGGAATGCAGATACGAGCGAATGGGCGCAGATTTCGTGCACCGTTGAAGCACCCAAAATGGGCAAGAGCTTCTACTGCACGAAGGGCGCATTCATTAAAGAACCGGATGAGCCGTTCCAGGCACAGGGCCAGCGCGTAGCGTGGACTTTGCTGTTCTCGGACATCCAGCGCATCCAGCTGACTGGTACGCATTAATTGACTTAGGGATAAAAACACGCATCAAGCCACCCCTCCGGCATGGTGCGTGTTTATTTGCATAAAAAAGGGGAGAACCATAATGGCTAGACAGACACAAAAGACTGTAGAGATTCAGGGTCGCAAGTTTACAATTCGAGCGTTCGATGCATTCACCGGCGCTTATATAGCATTCACTTTGATGGAAAAAATGATGCCGATGGGCATGGAAAAAAAAGTAGCAAAGATGCTGCAGGCGGAAGGGAAAAGCCCTGAGCTTATGCTCCCGCAGAGCCGTGCGCTTATGACGAAGGGCGAGTTTAACAGCTTCATCCGTGACTGCCTGTCTGTAGTTTCGGAACAGCTGGCAGGCCGTGAAGCACCGGTACTCAACAAGAATGGCTCTTGGGGCGTGCAGGACATTGAGAACAACACGATGCTTTTACTTCTGCTTGTTATCAATGCGCTGGCCTTTAACATTGCCGATTTTTTTACCGGCGACGGATTGAAGGACTTAATGAGCAGCCTGCAGGATTTGAAGCTGTTCAATACGTAAATCTAAACGCTTGGGTATACGCCCCAGTCATAGCAGGCCGATGGCAACAGCACGAACTATGGGACGGAACCTATACGTTGAAAGACCTTTTAGACGTTCACGAGATTATGGCTGTAGAGAGCGAGAACCGACGCAGGGCGCAGGAAGCAGCTGAGAGAAGAAGGGAGGCAGGCATTCCATCATGATTGGACAGATTATCCAGTCTTATCTGGTAAGCCTTGGTGTGCAGATTGACAAGCCAGGATTCCAACAGGCTGATGCAACAATACAGCGCACCGGCGAAAATATCGACAGAGTCACGGCTGGCATGGCGCGAAATTTCGTCAAAGCCTCCACGATTATCTCGTCGGCCATTGCAAGCGTTACGGCATCGGCTGTCGGGCTGATGAAGGCTACGGCGCAGGAAGACCTGGCCATGCAGAAATATGCTCGCTCAATGATGATGAGCGAGGAAGCTGCATGGAATATGAAAAAGGCCACCGATGCGCTAGGCGAGTCAATAAATGACATTGCTCTTACACCGGAGCTGATGAGCCGGTTTAACCAGCTTTCACAAGATGGCTCAAAAATGATGGTCGGCGGGGACTTCAAGGAAACGATGAAGAACTTCCGTGACCTTATGTTTGAATTCACCCGCCTAAAGCAGGAAGCCAGCTATGCACTGAACTGGATTGGGTACTATCTCATGAAGTACCTGCAGAAACCGCTTGCTGACATTCGGGAGAAATTCAAAACGTTCAACGACATGGTCATTAAGAACATGTCAGTTTGGACAGAGAAGGTCGCACGGGCAATTTATTACGTCATCGAAGTAGGCCGCCACCTTTTAGAATTCATCGTGGACATCGGCAAGCACGTCAAAGCACTGTGGGATTCATTCCCTTCAGGAGTCAAAAAGGCGATTGCCGCCATTACTGCCTTGCAAGTCGCTTTGAGCGCAGGACCGCTTGGACGGGCAATAATGCTTATCAGCACTTTGCTCCTGTTGATTGACGACTACTACGGCTACATGGAAGGCAAAGACGCGCTTCTGGGCAAGTATTGGGACAAGCTCAACAACTTCCTCGACACGGCCAAGCAGAAGTATGAGGAGTTAAAAGCCACGGTCGAGCCTTACTGGGACAAATTTATCGGCTACATCGAGCAGGCCCAAAAGTGGTTTGATGAGCTGATGACCTCCATCGACGAATGGAGTAGCAGCACCGGCGCAGAAATTCTGAATGACTTCATCGACGAGTGCAAGGATTGGTGGCGGATTCTCAACGACCTTTATGACACCATCGAAAATGGCATAAAGGTGACTTGGCAGTCGTTCATGGAGTCGTTGGAGAAAAACGATACCATCAACGACGTGCGGCAGTTACTGGAACGATTGTGGCGAATTTTTGTAATCCTCTACGAGGCTGTCAAGGACGTTATTGAGGGCATTATTCAATTGGCGGACGAGATAGCCAAAACAGAGGAATGGCAGGAGTTTATCGCCGTCGTTGGTGAGCTTTTTGACGGCATAGTAGAGCTTTTTGACGCCATCATGGAGCTGGTAGAAGTTGCACTCACTGCATTGTTCGGTCAATTTGAGAAGACAGACATTGTATTCTCTTTCCGTGACGTTCTGCGAGCTGTTCTGAAGGTTTTCACCGGCATTATTCGTGCTGTAAACTGGGTAATTGGCCTACTGAAAGACCTGTTCAAATTGGTCGCAGGGAATACAACCTTCAAGAAATTCTGGGAGGAAGTCGGCAACACAATAAGCGAAGCAATAAGCAAGGTGGGAACGTTTGGAAACAAGCTCCGTGAATTGTGGGATTGGATAACGGGAAAATCGTCCAGTAAAGGCGGAAAAGGAAGCAAAGCTGGTGTGGGCGCAGGTGGCGTGGACGCGTTTATGGCGGCTATTTCCGGCCAAGAATCTAACGACAATCCTGATGCCGTCAATTCTGATTCAGGAGCCAGTGGAATGTTTCAGATTATGCCAGAAAACTGGTCAAGCTGGGCTGAAAACGCTGGTCTTTCTCCCGATGCACCGCAGACGGCTGAAAATCAAAAAATTGTAGCTAAACATAAAATGCTTGAATACTATAAGCAGTTTGGCAATTGGCGCGATGTGGCTATTGCATGGTATGGAGGCCCTGGCGCGGTCAATTATTCAGAAGAAGCAAAAAATAAGCCACAGTATTACAACGGGAATAGGTACCCATCGATTAACGAATATGCCGACCAAGTAATGGAACGTTTTGCAAAAATGGGTGGCAGTGAAAAAGAACCCATCGGCCACGTTGGCTACACCGGAGACTTTGACACGAGCAAGTGGAATATTTGGTCATCGACAGAAGGTGCTAACACGACATGGGATAGTACGGTTACAGACATCAGAGGCTGGCAACAGGAAGTCGTCGATTTTATGAACGATGCCGGAGATGCCCTCAGCAAAATAGGTGTTAAAGGAACGATAACGGGCGCAGCTGAAAAAAACACGTCCACGAAGAAATATCACAACAAAGGCCGCTACAGTCATGAAAACGGCTATAAAGTAGATATTTCAGACGGCAACATTCCCTATGGAAGTGAAGCCTATGAGATATTAAAAACCTTAGCAGAATCGCATGGCGGCCGTCTTGATTACGAGGCCGACAAAGCGCACTACGATATTACCATATACCCACAGGGCGTTCTTGGATTTGCAGACGCTCAGACAGCTGCAGCATTAGGAGGACAGCCAGTCAATAATACTGAACGGAATCTTCCGCTTGAGGGCTTCGACCTTAGCAAGCTCGATGAAGTAAGGGAAGTATTAAACCAAATAAAAGGGATGCTTCCTATCGATTATTTTGAAAGTATTTCTGAAACCTTAGATGAGCTGACGTTGTCTGAAAAGACAAAGGAAACCATCGGCGGTATAGTTGGCAAAGGCCAGGAAGTTGCAAGTAATATCAAGGACGTTATTACCAGCGCGACATTAGGCTTTATGGGGAGTAAGAGTGCGGATAACAATTATGGCATTCAAAGACCAGACACCCAAACGGGCAACCGTGCAGAGTCGCAGGCACCCGAAGAAACCGATGGCATAAACGTGTATCTCAAACAGATAATATCCGTTTTACAGTCCATCGATAAAGGAATTCTGCAAGGAATGAATATCGAGCTTCCTGAGCTGAAACTTCCCGAAGTTAAGCCGGAAGGAAATTCTAAAAAAGAGGCCGGAGAAAACATCGGGAGCTATTTCAATCAAGTATTGGATATGCTTCTATCAATTCGCAAAGCCATTCCAGGGACACCAAATATCGAACTTCCCGAATTAAAACTTCCCGAAGTTAAACCAGAGGGGAATTCTAAAAAAGAAGCCGGGGAGAATCTCGGTGACTATTTAAATCAGATATTGGATAGGCTTTTGATGATTCAAAAAGCAATGCCCAGTATCCAAAAAATAGAGTTCCCGCAATTGGAAATACCTGCAGTAAGTTTGGAAGGCAATCCGCTCGGCGCTTTGCTCGAAGAATTTAGCAAAATCGGCGAGAAGTTTGCTGATTCAAACATGTTCGATGGCATAGATGTGGTCGGCGTGATGGAAAAAGGCATGCAAGCTATTCAGCCGATGGCTCAAAACGAATACCGCGATTATGCGGGCAATACGACTGTCACGAATAACAGCAGCCCGTCCTTCAAGATTGATGTTGGTGGCGTGACAATTAACGGCGCAGGAAAGACAAACAGTGATGTCGGGAAAGAAGTCGGCTCTGCTGTCATGCAAGCGGCATCGCGCTTTTTTGCTGACAATTGCCTGCTGAACGGGAGCCGACCGACAAAGACCGCAATAGAGCAGTATAGCAATTAAGGAAGGAGGTCAATATGGGATATAAACATGGGCTGTCACTCGACGGCATAAACTACTTCGCAGACATGATAAATAACCCTACACAAAAGCCCGATTGGATGAAATTCGGCGTGACTGTCGGCCAGATGACCGGCAATTACAAAATCATCGAATTCATCACGGGCTTTAAGGGCCTCCAGGGCTTTATGTTTCAAGGCAGGAACTGGACCATTGGTGGCATGGCTTTTGATGGCATTATGCGCACCGACCACGCTTCACATGTGCGCACGACAAACTATCCGGTTCAGACCGGTGTAACGATGACCGACCATGCCATCGTCGAGCCTGCTGAGCTGACCATTGATATCATGATGACCGACACCGCAGGAGACATTCTGACCAATGACCTGCTGGAGAACTTCATCGGCAGCGGCGTTACAAACGTGCTCGGCAAAACAGCCGGGAGCATTGCCAAAATAGCCGTACAAGCCAATAGGATGGTACAGAATGCGCTGGCGCAAAGCACCAAAGGCATATTTGGCAGTATGACTCAGCAGAATACAGCTCTTGGTGGCTTGTTTGGTGAGATTTCGCGACCATCGGCTATTTCTGATGTCGGTTCAGGGCGCAGCATAAACGCATGGCAAGCGTTAAAGAGTATGCAGCTGGAACGGGCACCGCTTACTGTAACCACCCGCCTGCAGACATACGAGAATATGATAATCGAGGAACTGTCAGCCCCAGACGATTACATGACGCTCAATGCGCTGAAATGCACCGTCCATCTGAAGCAGATTATCTTCGCGAATGTTGCGGAAGTCGCTGTATCGCAGAGGAAATCAACGGCGGCGCCAACAAGCGGTGGACAGCAGCCGGTACAGACGGTTAACAAAACTTTGGCAAAAGCGACTGCTGATGCAGCAGGCATTACAGTCGGATAGGAGGGATAATCATGCTATCAATTTTACCGATGCAGACCATCCCCAATCATACATTTTCAGCCGTTATCCCGTTTGATACCGAAAACATCAACCTGCGATTTACCATGCAGTACAACGAAGTCGCAGGTTTTTGGTTTGTGGATATCAGCCAGGATGACCAAATGCTTCTGTCCGGCTATCCGTGGATACCAGCGCAGGACCTTCTTGAGCAATTTCAATATCTGGGAATCGGACACGCATACATTGTGCCGAAAACACAGATAAGTAAGCAGTTTCCAGACTATGAAACCCTGTCCAGCGAATGGGCAGTAGTATGGGGAGATGAGAAACTTGTCGACGACTGACCAAACACAACAGCAGGAGCCCAAATGGGGCTCGGGTGTGCTCTACGGCCGTAAGTGGCAGATTACCATCTATAAACCCGCATACAAGAAAAACGATAAGGGCGAGAAGGAGCGCGACCCGGAGCACGACACAGAAATAAATGTTTCTGACCTGAAGTGTTCGTTTAAGTGTTCATACACAAACGGCACCGCGCTGACCGTCGGAACGCTTGTCGTTTACAATCTAAACGCGGCGACAGAAGTCGAAATCATAAACGAGGCTTTCCAATTCTCGGTTTACGGCGGCTATGAGCAGGGCCAATACGGCGAGATTTTCACGGGCGATATCGTGCAGGTTATCCGAAACAGGGAAAACGGCATCGATTACAAGCTGGAGATTCTCGCGATTCGCGGATGGCAGCAGCTACAAATGAACCATGTGCGCTCATCCGTGGCGGCGAACAGCAAGCCGCGCGACATCGTCCAGCAAGTGTGTAAGAGTGCTGAAATCTCGATAAAGACCGGAGAAATCAGCGAAAAAATCCCTGCTCAGCCGCTCCCGCGTGGGAAAATCCTATTCGGGAAGCCGTTTAAGTATCTTCGAGAAATCGCTGTGAACAATAACGCATTCTTCCGGCTCAATGAGAAGAAGGAAGTGGAGATGCATTTTATGTACGACGAAATCCCCGAAAATATGTGTCTGACACTCACACCAGAAAGCGGTCTTGTTGGGACCCCAAAATACAGCGACAACGGCATCATCATCAAAATGTTGCTCGATCCGCGTGTAAAAGTAAGGTCTATGATTAAGATTGATAACAGCCTCGTACAGAGACAACTGCTCAATATCGACACCAGCATGAGCGGGAAGAATAACGAGCAGCCGCAAAACCTCGTCTTTGACAAAGATGGGGAGTATGAGGTTTTATCCGTCACGCATAGCGGGGACACCTGGGGCGATGATTGGAGCACCGAAGTAGTCGGCATAAGCCGCACCGGCAGAAAAACGTTGCAGACGGCTGTGTCGAATAATACGCAGTCATTGCAGGCATAGCAAAGGAGGAGATTATGCTAAACATCAACGAGCGAACAAAAGACGAGCTCGAACAAAAAATGCGCATATTGGAATCTTTTGGCTGTGACCTGCGCGTAGCATGCCCTGCTATCGTCAAAAGCGTGGACTATGCACGACAGACACTTACTTGCCAGCCCGCGATACGAGAACGCATGCACGATAAGGACGGGAACATTACATGGCTCGAAATCCCGATACTTCTGGATGTGCCTTTCTTGGTGTACAGCGGCGGCGGGTATTGCCTAACGCTTCCCATTAAACCCGGCGATGATTGCCTCGTTGTATTCGGCGACAGCTGCATGGATGGCTGGTGGCAGAATGGCGGCGTGCAGAATCAGGTGGAAATGCGCAGGCATGACCTATCGGATGGATATGCCATCGTTGGATTCAGGAGCCAGCCAAGTGTGGTATCCGGCTATTCGTCGGGCACCGCCCAGCTCCGCAATGCGGCAGGCGATGCCGTTATCGAGATATCGGGAAGCACCATAAACATACGGGCCAGCGGCGGAGTTAATATTTCTGGAGGGACCACTATCGACGGCAAAGCATTCCTGCCGCATACGCATAGCGGAGTACAATCCGGTGGTAGTAATACAGGAGGTGTGTCTTAATGCGTTATCGAGCATTGGACGAAAACGGCGATATGGTCATGCGAAACGGCCAGGCATACATCGAAGATGTCGAGGCTGTACAGCAAGCCTGCGCGACGAGGCTTCGCCTGCTCATCGAGGAGTGGTGGGAAGACATAAACGATGGAGTTCCATACTGGCAAAAGATTATCGCTACCCGCAACATAGACGAGGCCGTGCGCATTATCAAAAAGCGCATCGAAGGCACCAGTAATGTGCTGACAGTAGTGGCGCTAGAGCACGATTGGAATAATGAAACAAGGACGCTGCGGATTCGTGCGGCCGTCCAGAGTGTATATGGGATTTTTGAGCTCAATGAAGAATTAGGAGGGGAGGTATAGTACATGGCGTATTTCGCACCTTACATCGACGATGCTGGGATTCACGTCCCCACCTACGTCGATATACGCGATGACATCATCGCACAGTTTCGGCAGATTTACGGCGACGACCTCTACCTTGGGGATGACAGCCAGGATTATCAGATGATAAGCATATTTGCCAGCAAAACTGCTGATACCATGGCCATGTTGCAGCTTGTCTGGAACAACCACAGCCCAAAAACGGCCGTAGGTACAGCCTTGTCTAGCCTGGTGAAGCTCAACGGCATAGCCAGAAAAGCGGCCAGCTACTCGACATGTGTACTTACGCTGACAGGCACACCAGGGACTGTCATAGCAGCCGGCTCCGTTAAAGACGACAGCGGAAATATCTGGGATTTACCCGCCAACACGACACTCACGGGAGAAACAACTGAAGTAACGGCCATCTGTGAGGTTTTGGGGGCCGTAGAGGCCACGGTTGGCACCATTACGACCATCAATACGCCCCAAGCTGGATGGACGGCCGTAACAAACACTGTAGCGGCTGTAGTCGGTCAACCGGTAGAGATTGACGCAGAACTTCGAGCAAGACAGAGCGCATCGGTCGCGCTCCCGAGCAGAAATATGCTCGATGGGACCCGCGCGGCCATCGCGGCCATTAATGAAGTCGCTCGAAGCTATGTGTACGACAACGATACAAACGTGACCGATGCAAACGGCATCCCAGGTCACAGCATAGCAGCAGTGGTCGAGGGCGGGCTGGATGCAGAGATAGCCGAGGCCATCTACTTGCACAAAGGCCCCGGAGGCGGCACGTATGGCAGCACAACGGTGGATTACACAAACCCAGACGGGATTGTGACTCCTATCCGGTTCAGCAGACCGACATACAAAGCCGTTGATGTGACCGTCACAGTACGTCAAGGAACTGGATACACAGCCGATTTGCTGACTACAATACAAAACGCCATAGAAGCCTATATTTTGAGCCTGTCAATCGGCGACGATGTGCCCGTAACGGGCATACTGACCGCCATAGCTTCCTGTGTAGCGAACCCCAAACAGCCAGCTTTCTTACTGTCCAGCGTGACACTCGGAGAAGCAGGGGAAACGCAAAGTATAACCGATGTGGCAATCCCTTGGAACGCAGTAGCCGATGTGGGCACAGTATCCGTAACGGAGGTGACCTAAAATGTCACTTCTAAGCGCATACCAGGACTTAATTACCAGTGAGCACAAAGGCAAGCCTAAATATATGGCCACGGTTACAGCCCTGCTGCAGCCGTCAAATGACATCTTCGAACTGGGCGTGTATATGGATGACTTCTTCGATTTAGACGAAGCCACCGGAGCCCAGGAAGACGTCCTCGGGCAGATTGTAGGGCAGAGCAGGCAGATGCCGTTCGAGCTCATCGCAACAGGCACAAACGTGCTCGACAACGAAGACTACCGCACGTTGCTCAAGGCAAAAATAGCCAAAAATCTATGGAAGGGCGGTATCGCCGACCTTGAAGAAACATGGCAGAATTTGTTCGGTGAGCGTATCAAGATAAAAGATAATCAGGACATGACCATCGAAGTACAACTGACCGATGTGCCAACAGAGGCCATACAGGAGCTGATTCTGCGAGGGCAGGTAGTACCTAAGCCGCAGAGCGTAGGACTTAATTACAACGTAATCCGCGACCTCAATAGTACGATTTATGAAGGCGGTAGAATCAGCCAGCATAAACGTTTTGAAGTATGGCCGCTCAGACCGACAGACCAGACCGTTACTACACCGATTTATGTCGGCAGCACTTGGTCTACGCATCATCGCTATGAGGTTCGACAGGAGCCACCAACCGACCAGGCAGTCAATATTGGCAAAT